GTTCACGGGTGGTGCGGCGGCCGCGAAAACGGCCTGGTCGTTGCCCGGCCGCAGGCGACGGTTCAGCGGCGCCGGCCGGCGCCGGACAACGATGTTGGAGATCAGCGGCTGGAACTGCGAGCCCAGGACCTCGACGGCGATCTTCGTGTGCGCACCGGTCGACGCGGTCCCGGTGATGCCGTAGACGGTGGTGCCCGCCGCGCCCTGGTCGTCCCAGTCGCAAACGTAGATGGTGTACCCGGTGGCCTGGGTGACCTCACGCTCGGTCCGCTGCGCGGCCGGCGTGAACGCGTAGCTCGTGGTGACCGCGGCGGAGAAGTCGAACAGGCCCTCAACGACGCGGCTGCTGGTGCCGACGCGGGTCACCGGCAGGGTCTTCGAGGTGGTCGAGTCCGTGACCCGACTGGTGATGCCGTCCGTGTTGCGCCACACCCACACGCCGGCGCCGTACTGCCCCGTCGAACCCGACCGGGTCAGGGTCACCGCGGACGAGCCGGGCGAGGTGGCACGCACGGACCAGGTGTTCGCCCAGCACGTCGATGCCACCGCGGCCGGGGTGTCCGCGGCGAACGTGAGCCCGGTCGCGGTCGGTGCGATGGTGGTCGTGTCGGCCTCGGTCGCGCCGAGGACGAAGACGATGTCCCCGGTCTGCCACGAGATCGTGGGGGTGACCTTCGATGTGGCGGTCGTGGACCAATCAGGGGTCTCCACATAGGACACCAGGACCGGGGCCAGGACCGGCGGCGGCGGGAACCCTGCGTCACCGAGCGCGAACCGGCGCTCCCACAGCCGCGTCGAAACGATCTCGGCCGTGTACCGGCGCCGCAGCCTGCCCGAGTAATAGCCGCGGACGGCCACGGCCTACCCCACTTCGACGAGGTTCATGCCGTACACCCACGTCTGGCTGGCGGGGGCGACGGAGAACTTGATCCCCAGGAATCCGGCGGCCGGGATGACGATCTGCTCGTCCGGGGTCGGCAACCACAGCCAGCCGTTGACCACGTTGAAACTCTCGTGCACGAGCACGTCGCCGGCGGTCGGCTCGGCGGTCGCGGTGTGCCCCGCGGTCATGCCCGCCGTGGGCACGTTCGGACGCATCGGCAGCGGGCCTGGCGACAGGGTCGTCATCGTCCCCGCCGTCGTCTGCCGGATGAGTTGCACCGTGGCCGACGCGGCGGTGGTGGCGGCGCACTCGACCCAGGCCCGGATCACGACCAGCGCCCGGGTGGAATGCGCCCGGGCCTGCAGGATCGTGATCGCCGTCGAATGCGTGGCCGTGTTGGTGATCTTGTAGGGGTTGCCGAGTTCGAGCGCCACCGCTACCCCCTCACAGGTTCGGGTACCACATGAGCTGGCGGGCCGTCGGCGAGCCGCCCGGACCGGGCGCATCGGAGGCCAGCACCTCGATCGCGGCCATGCTGTACTTCTGGCTGCCCGGCGCCGACAGGCCGACGGTGCAGGTGCCGATCGCCCCCGCGTCGGAGTAGTAGGCGACGTAGACGGTGTAGGCGGCGGCGTCGCGGAAGTACGTCAGCTCATCCCCGCCGCCGGCCGACGGGGTGATCCCGTTCACCGTCCGCCAGGTGCGGCTCGACCCGTCGCCGGCGTTGAAGTCGGCGACCATCACCACGAGCGCTGAGTTGTCCCCGGTCGTGTCGATGTTCAGGGACGGCGCACCGGACAGCACGTGCGCCTGCGCCGTCGCCCCGATCCCCGCACTGTTACTGAACCGGACCGCGTTGAAGCCCCAGAACAAGCTGAAGTTGTTGGTATCCAACGACAACGTGAACGTCTGCCCGCTGACAGACGCCACACCCCACGTATAGACGGCCGCGTAGTTGGTTGACACCACCGTTTCCAGCGGGGTGTACGTCAACCCACCACCCGTCGGGGTGGAGATGACCAGCCCGTCCGCCTCCGCCGCCCCACACACCACCAGGGCGTCCCCGGGGGCCAGGTCCACCGCCGCCGTCTTCGGATGGGTGGTCGTGTTCCAGTTCGCACCCTCGTACTCGGCGGCGAAGTTCGGCGGGGTGGCCACCTCAGGACGTGTCGCCGGTGTACGTGCCCGCGATCGCGTTGAAGTTCGTCTGGATCGTGAAGTTCACATTCACGTCCGTCTCCATCTTCATGACCGTGCCCGTGGCGCCACCGGCGCCGGACGCCGGGCCGGGCACCGTGAACGTCGTCGTCGTAGCCACCGTGGCGAGGGTCCACACCCCGTTGATGGTGGTGTTCGTGACATGGCCGACGATCTCGACCACATCCCCAACGGCCAGGCCGTGGACCGCGGCGGTGGTGACCACCGACGGGTTGGCGTTGGTGCTGCTGGAGATGCTGGTCGGCTGGTTCCACGTCAGCGACGCGCCCGGGTCGGACCCGACCATCGACACGAACGAGTCGACCCACGCGTTCGGGTTGACCAGGATCTTCGTCGCGAGGGTCTTCCGTTTGATCGCGGTCGTCAGGGTCTGGCTGTTCGCCGTCAGCGCCTCCGCCATGACGGTGACCGCGTAGCGGACCATGCCCGCCCGGATCCGGTCGTGGTAGCCGACGTCAGCAACAACCTGCGCGCCTTGGCCCAGAGTCAGCGCCACCTACTCCTCCCACTCCAGCGACAGGGTGAACAGGTGGCTGGCCGGCAGGGCGTTGCCGGTATTCACGAACGCGATCCCGTTCGCGGTGCCCTGATCGCACGTCCACTCCTCGAGCAGCTCGTACGGCACGTCGAACGCCGACTGGGTGTTGAACGTCAGCCGTTCCATCGGGTTCGCGGTGATCGTCGGCCCCGTCGTACCCGCCGCCGTCGCCGTGGTGATGTCGACGCCGGTGATCGCCGTCGCCGCGCCGCGCGGGTCCATGTTCTGACCCGTCACCGTCGAGAACCCGGTACCCGCGACCCGCACCGTCTGCCGGTGCACCGCCACCGTCATCTGCTGCGACGTCGGCACCGACGCACCCGAGCGGACGCCGATGATGCAGCGCCGCAGCTTGTAGTTCGCGCTCGCACCGGCCATCAGCCCGGCGAAGAACCCGTTGAACGTGGTACCTGCTGGAGCCCCGGCGAGCTGCGCGGCCTGGGACTCGACAGCGGCCTTGAAGCGACCCATGCCGGGACTTCCTTCCTCAGTCGGCCGCGCGTGCGGCTTCGTCGAACAGGTGGTCCACGCACATCGCCGTCGTGGCGAGGTGCGCGTCGAACTGGTCGAGCCGGGCACTCCCGGCCGGGCACAGCTCATGCATCGCCGCTTTCACCGCGGCGAGGTGGTCAAGCGCGACCTGGCGCGCGTCCTTGGACATGGAACCGGTCGCTCCTATCAGGAAGAACGCATCGGGGTAGCGCCCACAGCGCCGCCGTACTGGGCGCGCAGGGCATCTTTCAGGGGTTGATTCGCCGCCATCGACGACTGCATGGCCGCGTACGTGGCCGCGTAGTCGTCGATCTTCACGCTGCCGGCACCGTCCGGATTGCTGTAGAACGGCGCACACAGCGACAGCACGGTGCCGCGGGCGAGCTGTAGGTACTGGTCCGTGGACGCGTACCCGTGGGTGTAGTTGACTCCGACCATGGCCGGGGTGATGGACTTCTGCCAGCCGCCGGCCCGCCACAGCCGCACCCCGATCAGCGACCAGTCCGTGATCGTCACACCGGCCAGGGTCACCGAGGCGACGGACACGACCGGCCACTGTGGAAGGTCCAGCCACTGCGACCACACACCGGGAATGTTCGCCACGTCGGTCAGCCGCACCAGCCGCTGCCCGGTCGCACCCTGCACCACACCCGTGGCGCACTCCACGAGCAGGGTCGCCGTGGACAGGTCGAGGTCCTGCTGCAGCCACGACGCGAGGTCCGATGGCGTACACAACTGGTCAGCAGCCACCGGACCTCACCGCCCTACTTCTTCTCGCCGAACCGCTCGACCAGCTCGGCCTTCGTCATCGCGTCCGCGTCGTCGACGGCCATGCCCTGCGAGACGGCGTAGCCGACCCACTCGTTCTTCGTCGCGTTCACAGCCGGCCGGCGGGCCGGCCCGCTGTCCGAGTCCACCGCCTCGGCCTGGTACGACGAGCCGTCCGGGTTCACCCGCACCAGTTGGCCGCGCGCGGCCTGGTACTGGTACGGCTCGGCCAGCGGCAGGTCCATCTCGAACACGCCACCACCGGCGCCTCGGAAGAACCCGGTCTCCTTCGCCGCCATCAGGTCGCCGCCGGCACCCGGAACGCGGTCACCGTCATCACGACCGACGACTCGACGATCATCGACCCGTCGGACTGGATGAACCTGTTCGACTCGAACGGACCGATCCACCGAGTGGTCGAGTTCGCCACGGTCGTGGTCAGGTTCCCCTGGCCGGCGGCCACGTTCGGCGGGTTCGTGCCCGCGAGCAGCGAGATCGTGCCCGAACCGCCGGACGCGTTCGCGACGCGGAGCAGGGTCAGCTCCGGCAGCGACTGCCGCCGGTTCGGGGAAATGTCCGGAACCTGCAGGCCATTGCCCGCACCCGCGACGGTGGCGACACCGGTCGGGTCGAGCAGGTCGCTGTTCGCGACCAGGTTGCTGTATGGAAGCGCGACACGCGCCATGTCAGATCACACCCCTGTCAGGTCTTCGACGCGATGAGCGTCGCGATGGCGTCGGGGCGGACCAGCTTGGCGCCGTACACGTACAGGCCCTTGATCGCGTCGGCGAACTTCGCCTCGGGGCGGTACGCCTCGACCTTGTTGATCTGCTCCGCGAACGTGATCGCCATGTCGACACCCGCCATCACGGCGTAGTCGTCACCGGTGACCAGCGGGGCGTTGTTGCTGACGAGCACGTCGAACCCGAACGCCCGCCCGACCGTGCCGTTGCGCAACGCCTCGGTGGTGCCCGACGCGTCGAGGCGGACGAAGTGGTCCGACAGGAGCAGCAGGCCGTGGAACCACGGCGGCACCGTGACGAACCGGCCCTCGGTGGGCACGTTCGCCTCGTCGAGCTTCACCTTGAGCTGCACCAACTGCGTTTCCGCGATGGTGGCCGTGGTGACCGCGACGGTGCCGAGCTGGTTCGCGGACTGCGCACCCGTGTACAGGGCGGCGACGAACTGGTCGGCCTGGTCGCGGAGCTTGTACGCCGCCCGGGACATGGCGTCGGGGATGACGTTGCCCTTCGCCTGCCGCGCGTCGACGTCGTCGACGAAGAACGCGAAGTACTTCGCCTGGTCGACGACCAGGGTCCGCTGCGCGTCGGTCAGCTCTTCCGGCGTCACCGAGGTGACGTTCGGGGTGTACGTCGCGACCGTCGGGTCGCTGATGGAGGTGATCCGGACCGTGTCGCCGGCCTGCGTGATCTCGCCCTCGTAGTCGCGGTTGACCACGCCGGGACCGGCGTACACCAGCGACTTACGAAGAGCCATCAGCAGGGTGGCGGCCCAGATCTCCGGACGGAACCGGAGGATCGCCATGGGGCACTACCTTCCTGGGTCAGGTGACACCCAGCAGGTCGTCGAACTGGCCCTTGAGGCGGGCCGCTTCGATCTGCTCGGGTTTCATTCGCTTGAGGTCCTGCTCGGTCAGTTGCGCTGGCCGCGAAGACCCGTTGCGGGTGCCGCCGTCGGCTGATCCGGTGAACCGCTTACCGCCTTGCGCGGCAGCGGCGAGGTGGGGCTTCTTCTGCAACAGCTCGGCGAGCGCCTCATCGATGGCGTCAGTGTCGAGCTTGGACCCGTCGATGAAGTCGTCGGCGCGGCGGCCGAGCAACGCGACGGCGTCCTCCGGATCGGCGAACAGCTTCGCCGCCCGGGCCTCGATCTTGTCGAGGACGCGTTCCTTCAACGCCTCGGCGCGGGCCTCGGCCTTCGCCTCGTCGCGGAGCTTCTGCGTGTCCGGCTCCCCGGCGTCGGCCGGCTTCGCCTTCTGCAGGTCGGCGATCTGGGCGGCGAGAGCCTTGCGCTCGTCGCGTTCCTTCTGCCACTTCGCTTTCATCGCGTCGAGGGCCTTCTTGCCCGCGTCGCCGAGCTGGTCCGCACCGTCCGCCGTGGCGTCGTCGACCTGATCAGCGTCGGCCACAACCACGTCGTCGTCTTCGTCTGCCACTGCTACTCCCGTTGCGGGGGTTGGCCCCGACGCGTTGCGCGCGGGGAAGTCAGGTGATGTAGCCGTTGGTCCGCAGCAGCCGCAGGGCCTCGTCGCGGTTCCCGCCGGCGATGGCGTAGATGGCTTCCGGCATCAGGCGCACCCGGCGGCGCACCGATCGGACCGCTTCCCGGGTCGCCAGGACCTGGCGGCCGCCGACCGAGGCGGTGTACATGGCGCCGCGGCGCCGCGCGTTCACCACGCGGGACAGGTCCGCGCCGTCGCGGATGGCGTGCGCCCCGGCCCGGCCGAACACCCGGTCCTGCTCGGCGGCGGGCAACGCGTCGAACACCGCGCGCGGGTCCAGGATCAAACCGTCCGCCTGCTCCCGGCTGGCCGGCTCCATCGTGCAATCGCACCGCGGATGCCGGAGGAACCCGGTCGAGTGCGGGTACCAGCGCCCGGCCAGCACGATGCACCGCGAACACGCGGGCAGGTTCACCACCCGCACGTAGCCGACCGTCGGCGTCGCCGTCACCTGCACACCAGCGGCGACCCGGCCGGCGTCCGCGACCTGCGTCCGCACGATCATGTCCAACTGGGCGTAGCCGAGGATGTGCGACTCGCGCCGCGACCGGCCCTCCCGCCGCGCCCTGGTCGTGGTGACCGCCGGCTGCATCAGCAGCGACACCAGCGGGCGCCCGTCCGAGGCGACGTCCACCAGCCGCGACGTGACCACCCGGGCCACCGGCCGCGGCGGATCCGGGCGCACAGCGAGCGCCCTGCGCACGTAGTCGACGGAGCGACCCGCGGACAGCCGCTGCCCACCGGTCACGATGGCCCGCACCCGGCGGGCGAGCTGCCGTAGCCACGACCGCTCCGCCCGGTCCGGGTCAACCTCGGCCCACGCGTCCAACGCCTCCGCGGACACGGCCGCGGCGAGCGCCGTCTGCCCGGCGTAGTGGTCGGCGGACACCTGCCGGGCGAGTTGGTCGTAGACGTCGCCGGCCGCCCGGGGGATCACATCGTGCCGGCCGTTGCCGGCATCCGCTCCGGTGGCATCCCACCGGCCGGTTCGCCCTGGCCGAGGGCCTTCGTCAGCGCGCCGACCGGATCCTGTTCCCGCTCGTCCGCGATCAGTTCCATCACCCGGGTCACCTCGTGGGGCTCCAGGCCGTACTGCTCGGCGATCCACTCCATCGGGAAGCCGATCTGCCGCATCTTGACGAGCGCGTCGACCTTCTGCGCCAGGCTGCGGAACTGGATGTCCGCCCACACCACCGTGCCGCTACGGATGGCCTTGGCCTTGGCGTTGTTGTCCTGTGCCAGCGCGACGAGGCGGAAGGTTTCCCGGATCGCGCTGGAGAAGTAGGTGACCCGCTCGCCGGTCTTGGACACCAGGCCCGTTTCGGCCGCCGTCAACGCCTCGGCGCTGAGGTTCGCCAGCTTGCCGATCAGGTAGTGCGGCGGGGTCCGGGTCTGCGCGGCCACATGCTCGACAGCCCGCTCGATGACCTCCGTGAACGGGGTCAGGATCGCCGGACTCCACTCACCCAACTTGGCGTTCTCTCCCGGCACCCACAGCACCCGCTCGCGCAGCAGCTCGGCCAGGTCGATCGGCCGGTAGCCGGTCACTTCACCGGACGCGCCGAGGATCGGGACCTTCGGAATCTCCGCGCCGAGGATCACCCGCTGCGACAGCGACGCGAAGTCCAACGCGTTCAGCAGGTACGCCCACACCAGGTTGATCGCATCCTGCATCGCGATCACGCCATCGATGTCGGAGATCGGCAGGTCATCGAGCAGGGTCTGGTTGCGCATCTCGACCACCGGTACCACGCCGAGCGGGTTCCGGATCGGCCAGGTGTCATCGGCCGGGCCCTGCCGCGGCTCCCACGCCGCGTCCAACGGCACGTACACCGGAGTTTCCAGGCCGCGCGAGTCGGCGAGGAACGCCGCCGACACCCAGTCGGTCTCGTCTTCCCGGGACTCCTTACCGGCCACCGGCATACCCGCCGACGCCCGCTGCCACTTCCACACCTCGGTGCGGGTGTACACGGTGGCGTAGTCGTAGGCGTCGTCGCGCCACAGCTTCAGCGCCGCGACCCGCTCACCGGTGTCCGGGTCGTAGCCGACGATCGTCTCCGCCGGATGCTCCCAGCAGATCCGCGGCGTTTGCTCGTCTGCGGGGTCGCCCCACACCATCACGAACGCCCGCGCGGCCGCCAGGGCCACCACGAACGCCTCCGACGACCCGCGTTCGGCGTCGTTGGCCCGCCACACCCGCGCCAGGTCCTTGTCGACCTCCCGCTGGGCCACGTCGACCCGCATCCCGAGCACATCCATGCGCTCGGCCGGGGTCTGGATGACGGGCACACACCAGTTGTCGCAGAAGTCCACGTACCGGCCGCCGAAGTATCGGGTGAACTCGTCGCTGGCGAAGGTCAGGGGCTGCAGGCCGCGGTAGTACCGCAGCCTGCGCTCCACGAACGGCCGGCGCCGGCGCAGTTCCTCCGACAGGCGCTGCAGTTGGCCGAGGGCCGCGGCGGCGGCCGGGCTCATGTCCGGCACCGACTCACCCCCGTCGTGTACTCGATGCCGTCCAGATCACGCTTTCGGTCCGCTGCCAGCCGCCCTTCGCGAGGGCGTCGAGGCGGGCCTGCCACGACAGGCACCCGGTCATCGCCAGGTCGATGTAATCCGTCGAGTCCGGACGGGCCTTGTAGATCGTCCACAGTGGCGTGCCATCGTCGTCGAGCAGTTTCAGGTCGCCGCGGCGCGAGTTCGCGATGTGCTTCGCGTACGCCGCATCACCCGACTGGGTCAGCGCACCCGACGTCTGCGCCGTGCGGAACGCCCGCATCGACTGGCCGATCTGCCGCGGTCGGTTCGTGTACCACTCCGCGACCCGCTTCTCCCCGTACCGGCCCGACCACTTCGCCACGTTCGCCTCGAACCGTGGCGGATCCGCGTACACGAGCAGCACCTTGTACAGGTCCATGGCCTCGGCCAGAGCGCCGTCGACCTGCTCGTCGGTGACCTCCCACAGGTCGCCGGCCGGGCCGTTCGGGCGCACCCAGTACGCCAGCGGCCACTGAAACCCGGTCTCGATATGCGTGGCGATGAATCCGCACGCGTCCCGCCAGCGGGCACCGTCGAACCCGATCGTGATCGGTTCCCCGGGCCCGATCCGCACATCCGGGCGTTCCAGTTGCTTCCACCGGTGCGGGTCGAACGCCAGCCGCGCCGACGTGACCCGCCGGTTCAGCCACACCCGCTCCCAGTACGCCTTGTCCGTATCCGGCTGCGCGTACAACGACGCGATCGAGTCGATCTGACCCTCGAAGTCGACCCACTTCGCCAACGCCGGCCCGGACGCGACCCGGATCGCCTCCCGGATCTGGACCGGGTCGGCCAGGTCCTCCTCGTCGCGGGCGGGCGCCTCACGGTGGAAGAAGAACAGCGTCGAGTCGGCGACCTCACCGCGGGCCACCATCTCCGCGTACAGGTGGGTGCCCTCCGCCACCGACAACTCACCCTCGGAGTATGTGGTCGTCGTCTCCAGCGACCACGCGTCCGCGAGGACCCGCTTCGGGATGTTCATCTGCATGGTCTGGTGGGCGTCCTTGAGCCGCGGCAGGACCATGCGGTGGGTCTCGTCGAAGTGCTGGAAGGTGGTGCGGGCGCCGTCGTTCGAGTTCGGTGACCCGGCGACCGGTTCAGCCTTACCGCCGCCGTAGATCCGGATGATCCGTTCCTTGCCGGCGTCGAACAGGTCAGCGTCCGGACCCTCCTGGCACATGAACAGCAGCGCCCCGTACGCCAGCTCTTCGGTCTGTTCCTCGGTGTACGCCATCATCGGGATGTACGGGTCCGTGACCGGCCGCCCCACCGGCTCCCACAGGCCGCCGACCTTGCGCCACCCGTCGCAGCGGACCGGGCCCTCCGGGTGCAGCTCCGCGTACGCGACCCAGGCCGCCCACTCGGTCTTCGCCGAGCCCTTCCGCAGCGACACACCCGCCCGCTTGAACCGGCGCCGACCGGCCCGCGGATGATCCCGCGGATACACCTGGTACACCCGGTGGATCAGGGCCCGCTTCTCGTCGTCGATGACAGCGTCACGACCGCGCAGGTCGCCCGGCCCGTGGATGCACCGGTCCTCGATCAGGTCGCAGACCTGCGGACCCAGCGTCGGCCACGGCTCCTCGGCGAGGTTGGGGACGACGAAGACGCTCACACGGCGTGCAACGCCGCGAGCGGATCCGCCGGCGGTTTACCAGCACCGGCGGACCGGCGGCGCCGGCCGCGGTCCTGCGCCTCGTCGACCCGCTCGATCTCCCACTGCAACCGCCGGCGGTCGATCGGCGTCAGGCCGAAGCACTGCCGCTGCAGCCGGATCTCCGCAGCCAACGCCCAGGTCGGCTTGTGCCAGAAGTCGTCGACGAGTACGGCCAGCAGGAACAGGCCGTGCCGGTCCGAAGCGTCGAACTCGGGCGCCATCGGCGACGCCCAGGTGTCCGCCCACCAGGACCGGGTCTGCTCGTGCCACTGGCGCTCGCCGTCCTCGGGCAGCAGCGGCGCCTGGATGTCATGGACCGCGGACAGTGTCGCCCGGGTCGTGGTCTTGTTGCGGCGTTGGGGCTGGTGCTTCGGCAGCGGGGGCATTGCGCCTCCATGTAGCTGTGCGTAACGCCTTGCGCGTTACGCTCGGTTACGCGAACCGTGGATCATGGGCAGTCGGGGAGCTGTGGACCCGTACGTAGGGGAATCTACCTCTCCGGCGGTTCTCTTCTCAAAACGGACATGGGGGACACCCCCCGGGTTGGCATGGTATGTCCGTTTCACCCCTCATGACCGTCTGTGATGTCACTCTGTGTGACCTCACTCTGTGTCACTGTTGACCATGGCACACATGATCACGATCACGATGGTCGATGCCAACCGCCCGGCTGATTGACCGCTGTCTCTTGACCATGGCACCCCGCACACACGGGCCGCAGGTGTTGATCACTGTCTGGGTCGGTCACGCCCTGGGCTACGAGGTCCCGCCTGCTCACCGGCCAGTGGTCGGGCACGGTGGCGAGCAGGGTGCAGCGTGGGCCGCGTACGACGCAGAGGGGGTGCCGTGCGAGGTACCGCTTGGCCCGCCGGGACCAGGCGCTGGTGTAGCCCCGCTCGTGCCTGGTGCCTCGTGCCCGCTCAGCCGCCGCCCTGCAGGCGTCACAGCGCCCCTCTGGGGTGAGGGTGGGGCAGCCTGCGACCGAGCACACCTTGAGCGCCCTGGGCACGGCTCAGGACCGGTTGGGGCCGGTGGGTGGCTGTGGCTGGGTTGGTGGGTGGCTGGGGCCGGGGGTTCCGGGTGGCACGGTGGGCATGTCACCCCCCGAGCGTGCTGGTGGTACGGGTGGTGGGCCCTGCGGGAGATTGCTGGGGCCTCGTCTGAGACGGCACACCCAGTTAGCACATGATCCCGGGACTGGGCTTCGCTGGTCAACTGTCCGAACGTGTGATCTTGCCGGCGTGTCGCAGGATCAGTAGTGCATGGACCGGCAGATCGGGCAGTCGTCCTGACTCAGCGGCCATATCGGGTCAGGACCGGGCGGCTGCCAGCCCTCGGGGAACACAACCGTGGTGATGCCGAGGAAGCGGCCGCAGCCGATGCAGTGCACGGCGGTACCCATGAGGACAGCGGAGCCGTCGTTGCCGAGTCGTGGCCATCCGTTGAGCCATTCCCACCCGTCGCGTCCGCCGATCTCGTCCACGGCCCGGCGGACGGCAACTATGGCTGCGTCCTGCTCGCGCTTGGCCTGTGCTTCGCGTTCGATACGGCGCTCGGCGGCGCGGGCGGCCATACGGTGTTCCCACGAGTCCTCGGTCATCACCAGCCGGGAGCGCTGCGCAGCCATGCGCCGAGCCGTACACGCCAGGGTGCTGATGTTGGGGCTCTCGTCGATCATGCTGCTGCCTCCTGTGGTTGGTAGATGCGGTTGGCGTACCGGGTGAGATCGTCCCACCGGTACAACGCCCGGCCATGCTGGTCCCGCAGCAGCACGGACGGCTGCCCGCGTACGAGTGACACGAGCCGGCACGGTGTCACACCGGTGCGGTGCGCGCGTTGCCCCCACTTCCGGACGGCTTCGGCGCCGACGGCCTGGCCGTGGAGGCCGGACAGTCGCCACGCCGCCTCGATGGCGCTGACCGGGCCGGCGGGTGGGGGCAGCTCACCGACGATGGTGCGGTACCACCAGTCGAGGCTGCCGCTCGTCTTGCAGCCGCGGCAGGTGATGGTGGCCGACGTCCCGGCGTGGATGGGTGTGTGGCACTGCACGTCCGGGTCGGTGGCCGAGGGCAGCGGGCAGACGCCGAGCAACTGCCGGCGGCCAGTGCCGGCGGGGAACGCGAGGGTGAACAGCCGGCCGTCGAGGGCGACGTCGCGGAGGGTCTCGGCGTGTTCGCCGGCGGCTGGGTGGGCGGCGAGCCAGGTGGCGTGGCGGCCGATGTAGGCGGCCATGGCCTGGGCGGTGTTGTCGCCGCGGATGCGGCTGATGCGTCGTGGTGGGCCGATGAACCCGGGCGGTAGTTGTTCGATGTGGTGGTGGTGGCGCCAGGGTAGTGCGATGCCGCGTTCCTCGCTGATGAGCCGGGCGAGGCTGACGAGGGTGTTGCGGACGGCGTCGCGGGCTTCGACGGCGGGGTCGCGGAGGTTGAGGCCGGGGTCTGGTCGGGCGCTGTGGCCGCCTCCTGCGCTGCGGCTGGTGGTGCCGGTGAGGGCCTGGCTGAGGCCGGCGTGGAGCCAGGCGATGCGCCAGGCGTCGTGGCCGATGCGCCTGGTGCAGACGCGGCACAGCTCCAGGCCGTGGTCGGCTTCGGCTTGGCCGCAGCCTCGGCAGTCGGGTGGGCAGTCGTCGGGGTCGGCGTTGGGTTGGTGGGTGCCGGGCATGTTGCAGCACCGGGACCGGCACAGGTACGCGGTCACGGCGCCACGCCCCGGATGGCCCACTCGTCGAGGGCGGCCGGCGGGTCCTCGGTGAGCGGGACGCGGACCGGTTCGGTCAGCACCCGGTGTGGGTCGGCGGGGTCGAGGACGTGGCGGCCGTTGGAGGTGACCATGACCGTGGTGTTCAGCCAGCGGCGTCCGCCGGGTCCGTCGTCGGTGATGGTGATGATCTGGCCGACGGGCACCCGGTTGTGGTTGATGCCGTGGGCGGCGAGCCAGTCCCGTGCGGCGTCGCGCTGCCCGGGAGTCCATTGGGCGTATCGGTCGGTGGGCAGGCGGTAGATCGGCGCGTCCATCGGTCCTCCACTGGCCGGTCGGCGGGCGAGCATGTCGGTGACGTCGACGTCACCGAGGTAGACGCGGGTGTTTGGCGCCCAGGAGAAGACCATCAGCCACCGTCCTTGAGGCCGGGCCAGTCGACGGCCGCCGGCTTGACGGGGTCGAGCCATGCCTTGGTGCCGTTGTGGTGGACGCTGCGGTGCCCGGCCGGCCGGAAACAGGCCGGACCGGCGCCGGCCAGCTTCGCCCGGCACTCGGCGTCCCGGTGGACGGGGCAGTCCGGGTCGGCCCGGCCGCGCAGAAAGCTGGTGCCCGGTCCCTCGTCGATGGTGCTGACGTCGACCTGGTCGCAGGTGCAGGCCGGCTCCGGGCCGTCCAACCCAACTACGCGGTGACCGGTGAGCCGGCGGTGTTCGGCGACGAACCGGTCGCGTTCGTCCCGGTCCTGGAATGCGCCGTGTCGGGCCGGACCCTGTGTGGCGCAGGTGGTGTCCTCGCACATCGCGAGGAACCAGCCCGGTCGCACGAAGGTCGAGACGCGCGCAGGGTGCGGCTTGGCCAGGTCGACGTGCGGGGTGAACACGGCCCTCAGGTTGGTGCGGCAGTCGTCGCACAAGCGGACGTTGGCGAGCTGGTCGCGGATGTGGTCGAGGGCCCGGCTGAGGATCGCTTCGAGCTCGGGCTGGTTGAGGATGACGACGTGCTCAGCCACGGTCGACCGCCCGTCCGCACTCGGCACAGGTCGGCGTCGGATGGTTCGCGGATAGGCGTGGGTGCTGGCACTGGGCGGGCCGGACGTCGGTGGTGCACGCGGCGTACGCGTCGCCGTGGTCGAGGCAGCGGTCGCCGGGGATCATGCTGACGGGGCGGCCGGAGGTGACGCAGTAGCGCTCGTAGGCGGTCGGGTCGTGGGGCGTGCTGCTGGCCGCGAGGACCTTGGCAACGTCGTCGTCGGTGAGGTGCCAGCCGCCGCGACCGTTGGGCTCAGCCACGGTCGGCCTCCTTGAGTCCGTCCACGAACGCCGACCACGCGGCCGCGGCGAAGGTGAGGATCGGGCCGTCGGGGTCGTCGGAGTCCCGCACCTGGACCAGGCTGGTGGTGGGGCGGCGGGCTTCGACGCAGTTCCACGAGTCGGAGCTGTAGCTGGGTTTGCACCAGGGCCCGCCGACCTCGATGCGCGCCGGGTGGCAGAGGTCGGTCATGTGGTCACGCTCCAGATGAGGGCTGCGAAGCCGGCGATCATGGTGGTGAAGGTGCCGAGGATGGCGACGGCGGTGGTGAGGCAGTGGCCACGCCAGCCACCACCGCCCTGCTCGGCCGGGCGGGTCACGGGGTGCCGGCCGTGACGATGCCGGGCTCGCCGACCCGGTGCAGGGGTACGTACTCCCCGGTGGCGGCGACCACGGCGATCTCGCCGGCCAGGAAGCGCCGGAAGTCCTCGATGGCCTGGCGGTCGCCGGGGTGCATGGTGTTCGGGTCGCGGCCGAAGCCGCACCGGTCGGGGGTCACGGCCGGACCCGCGTGGCGTAGGCCAGGATCCGGGCGCTCTTCGTCGGCCCGTCGTGGCCGTCGTACGGCTGGTCGAACCCGGGCATGTGCCAGCTCACCTGCCCTGTCGGCAGCTCGATGAACACCACGGGCCACTGGGGGTCGGCGAGGTCGATGGCGACGCCTGCGTTGAGGCCGCCGCGGGTGGCGATGGCGACGGCGGCCCAGATGAGGGTGCCGCGTTGGGCGTAGCGGTCGGCTGCGTCGTCCTGGCATTCGGTGCCGTGGGCGCTGGGGTCGACCTGCTCGATGAGGGTCAGCGTCTGGGCGAGCAGTTGCTGGTCGAACGGTGTCATCGGCAGTGGCCTTCCGGGTCGGGGGTCGGGGCGAAGCAGGAACGACACGACCCCAGCGGGCCGCCGCCAACCCGGTCCTCGGCGGCGAGGCGTTCCGAGCGGCAGATCCCGCACCCACCGGCCGGGCGGTCGTGGGCGTACGGGCAGTCGGGGCTGTGACCGTTACGGCCACGGCGCGGCAGGTAGGTGACTCTCGCGGCGGTCATCCGTCACTTCCGGTGGGTGCGAGGCGTCCTTGGGCTCGGCAGAGGGGGCAGGCGAGCCGACCGGTGTGGTCGGCTCCGGCGGCCATCACGGGGTGCCGGTCGCAACGGCTCTTCGGTGACGCTCTGGCGTTGCCGGTGAGGAGTGACGGATGGGGGTGGATCGTCGCGGCTTCGTCGCGCGGAACGGTGACGGCCGTACGAAGATCTTGTTCTTGTTCCTGGTCTTCTCGCTCCTCGTGTCTCCTCGTGTCTCCTATGTCCGACGGTTTCCGTCGGGCGTGAGTACCAGAAACCGTCGGGCGTGAGTCCGGAAACCGTCGGGCGTGAGTACCAGAAACCGTCGGGCGTTGTGGATCTTCAACGGGCTTCACGCCCGACGGTTTCCGGGGGGCGTGGACCTCCGCCGACGGGTCCAGGATCAGGCGATACCGGGCAGTGTTCGAACCGTCCCGCCGCACCGAAGCTCTACGGTCAGTGACGATCGCGCCGGCCTCTAGAAGCGGCGACATCGCCCGCTCGACCGCTCGAATGTCCGCCCCGGACACCGGCACCGGCCGGCCGAGAGCATGCTCGGCGAGGGCCTGGTGGCCCTGCCCGTACCACGGGCGCGGGTCCGTGTCCTTCGACACGAGCGCCATGTACACCAGGCACTGCAGCGACAGGGGCGGCACCCTGCCGGCGTACTTCGCGTACGCCGCAAGGGCGTTGCTGGCACCCAACCCGACACCCTCCCCGCAAGATCGTCGATCATCTATCTGTCTGGTGGTACGCCAGAGCGGGCCCCTGCCCCCTTCCGGCAGGAACCCGCTGACCCTGGCGCGCCACTATCTCTTCGTGGTGCTCCGCTTCTTCACCGGCTTGGCCGGCTTCTTCGTGGTGCTGTGGCCGCTGTCGTGGTGGTAGTGATGCACGACGCTGTAGCCGGGGCTGGCCGGCACGCACGCGGCCAGGCCGCAGCACATGACGAGCACCACGACCAGGGCGACAGCGGCGATGACCCAGCCGCGTTTCACGTCGTCGCTCCGGCGCGCCGGCCGGCGGTCGCGTGGTTGTGCCCGTGCATGACCCAGGCGACGTCGCCGACCAGCCGCGCCCTGTCGGTGCCGTCCTCGTCGCAGCCGGGAACGACAGTGAGCGTGGCGGCGCCGCGCCGGATCGGTGTGATCCGCCAGACGCCTTCCTCGTCGAAGCGGATGCGCAGCAGGGTGCCGTCGGAGAACGCGAGGAGCTGGGCAATGTTGTGCCGGCCGCCGTCGAACTCTTCGGTGATGTCGCCGACGACCTCGATGAGGTCGTCGCTGGCGCCGTAGATCTCGATCATGCTGGCGTGCCCCGCAGCACGGCCGTCGAGCACGCCGCACCCAGCTCGGCCACCGCGCCGTCGAACGCGGCCGTAACCACGTCGGCGGGCCGGTCGAGCTTGTACATCAGCCGGAGCCGGCCGCCCTCGATCCGGTGCCGGAACCTCGCCGTGACCGCGTGGGCGACGCTGGCCCCGTCGAAGATCTGCACCCCCAGGGTGATCTGCGTGGGGATGGCCAACTCGCCCTTGGTGCCGGCGGTGGCGGTGTTCGTCTCGACGTAGCCGATGCGCCGCTGCCCGTCGACGAGCCGGTGCCCCGCCTGCCAGTCCACCTTCGACGTGCCCTGGATCGTCTGCGCGATCTCCAGCATGGTGGCCGCGTCAGGGTCGCGGATGTCGGCGGCGTTGTCGTCGGCGGCGATGAGGTCGTGGAGCTGGTCGGACAGTCGTGCGTGGACGGTGCCATGGTCGAGTTCGGCGAGGGTTTTCGCGAACGGTGCGACGTGCTCGTCGTCGTTGATCACTGGTCTCCTTCGTCGGTGGTGGTGATGTCGGGCTCGGCCGGGCCGGGCGGCGGGTCGAGCAGGTCGTCCTCGTTCGCCCAGTACTCGGCGAGCGCCGAGATCGCCGCGTCCATCTCCGCCTCGGTGGCCATCAGCACACCCGCCCGTCGTCATCGGCGGGCAGACGCATCGCCGGCGGACCAGCCAGACGGCGGACCGCGAGGGCCAGGAGCGCGGCGACTTGGTCGGTGTTGGTGTCGACGACTAGCGCGCGAAGCATCTCGCGGGCGACGGTGCTGGGGTCGGCTTCGGCGAGAGCTTCGCGAGTGGTCTCGATCAGGGCGTCCAGGGCGGGCGAGACGTCGGCCAGCACCGCTTCGACCAGCGCGTTGTCGATCTGTTCGTCGTCCACTGTGGTCAGTCCTCGCTTTCTCCGAGGCGGCGTCGTTGTTCGGCCGCCGCCTCCGTCCGGTCGGGCAGGGTGTGGCGTGGGTGCCGCTGCGGCAGGCAGCACGGTGGGGCGCAGTAGCCGGTGCCGGCGTACGGGTCGGCGGGCACGGCCGGGTCGGGCACGTACGGGTGGGTCCGAAGCTGCCGGGTCATCACCCACCGCCGATCGGCAGAACGTCCTGGGCCAGCCGGTTGGCGATGACCTCGCAGTACCGCTCGTCCGCCTCGATAAGCACCGCGCGGCGGCCGGTCGCCCGAGCTGCGACAGCCGTGGACCCCGACCCGGCGAACGGATCCAGCACCAGGCCACCCGACGGGCAGGCGTAGTGGATCAGCGGTCCGAGGACCTCGGTCGGCTTCTCGGTGGGATGCGTGGCGCGCCCGTGCATCGAGCGCGCCGCAAGCACCGACCGCGCGAGGCGCATGCCGTCGTCCTCGTACCTGCCATAACCGATCGCTCGCGCATGGGCCGCCTGGGCGCCCGCACGGATGCCATTGACCTTCGGGCCCGTGCGTGGCACGCGGGGCACGTCGTGGTGCAGGCCAGACCAGGCGCCCCGGTACCAGTGGACGGCGTGCTCGTGTACCCGCTTGAACCGGTCGGCAGCGAATCCGGAGCCGTTGTGCTTCTCCCACACCACGTCCTGGCTGAGTTTCCAGGCGCCGAACTCATCGCGGCGATCGAGGAACATCCGCATGGAGCCGAAGCACCACATCGACCGCACGCCGGCCGCTGCGACGGCGGCGGGCCAGCCGTCCGGCCACCGGTCCCACCCCAGGGCGGTCTCCCCGTACGGCGGATCGGCGATGATGCAGTCGGGCTGCAGGTCCAGCGTGGGCAGTACCTCGCGGCAGTCCCCCAGGTACAAGGTCACCGAGTCGTCGGAGAAGTACGGGGCGGTCATCGTGGCCTCCGTTTGCGCCCGTACCGGACGCGCTTAGGTGGTTCCAGGCCGGCCGCTTTCCACCTGACGGCGTGGGTGTAGCAGTCCCGGCCGGCCGGGTTGTGGCACCGCTCCCGCAGCCCACGTCCGCAGTGGGTGCAGGCCACGGCCAGCACGGCGGCGGTTGCGTCGGTGTGGGTCACTACGCCTCCTGCGGCTGGTAGTCGGTGCACGCCGGCCAGCCGCGCCTGATATCCGTGGCGTCGCCGTGGGTCGCGCGTCGCCACGTCGCCCGGTTCTTCGGGTCCGGCCATAGACACTTCGGGTAGCGGCGAGACCCGCCGTGAAGCGGCTCCCGGAACCGGCACCCACCGCAGCGCGGCCCGGTCCCGCCGATCTCCCGCTGCGCCTCAGGGTGCAGGCGCAGGTACGGGGAGATGGTCAGCGACAGCGGGTGCATCCCGACGGCGATCGCGCCGCGGAACCGGGCACGCTGCCGCTCACCCCGGGGCGCCGGTGGTGCCGGAATCGGCGGCGGTTCGCGTAGCGGCTCCACGTCGAACAGGCTCACAACAGCCACCACCCGACCAGGCCACCGACGATGAGTCCGACGCCGATCAGGGCGACGACGGTGGCGAGCAGCGGCCACCCTTCGAGGACGGGCCCGGCCAGTGGTTCCGGTGCGGGCGGCGGCACCACCGGCGGGGCGGCCGGCGCGGGCGGTGCCGGCTGCGGGTGCGCTGGGCGGCGTCGGCGGCTACCCATCGGGCATCGCCTCCGCCAGCCACGCCCGGGCCACCGCCCACGCGAACCACACCTCTTCACCCGGCAACGGCGGCCGGGGCGGGGCGGTGTCGTGGATGGCGTCCGCGAGGTACTCCACCTCCCGGTCCGCTGCCCCGTCGAGGAGGGCGGCCAGCTCGTCCAGCCACTCGACCCCCACCTGCTCCGGGTCGGCGGCGTCGTCCCGCATCAGCGCGGCGACGGTCCGGATCTCCTCGACGTGGACGGGGGTGGCACGGGCCGTGTCATCGCCGGGCGGCGCCGCGGCGGGTACGACGGTGGTCGCGGTGCTGCCGGCATCAGTGCTCACGCTGCCCTCCTGCCGAGTTGGGACATGGGCACGTCCAGCGGTAGCCGCTCGGCGAGCAGCCGGGCGACCTCTTCCAGGTCGCGGCGGTCGAGGCCGGCCAGCAGCCGGCGGGCCCGGGCCGGGTTGTCGCGGGTGTCACACGCCACCGCCAGGGCGACGGGCAGCATGTCCATCAGGACCTCGCCACCGGGCAGAGGTGAGTTCGGTGTGCCTGCTGGCCGCAGTTCGTGCGCCCGCAGTGGCAGCGCCGGTACCGGTCGGTGGCCGGGCAGCCGCAGCCGAGTTTCGGATCAGCCATCACTCACCGACCGCGGGTTCGGCCACGGTGGGCCAGCCGGGCTCGTCGACGACCTCGCCGTCCACGAAGTCCTGCGCCGGCCGCTCGGCGCCGTCCGCGGGAGCCGGCCCGGCCGCGATCCGCTGCGCCGCCGCCGCCGAGCGCAGCTCCTCA